AGGAGCACCTTTTTCAACTCCAGGAACTACGATTTCTTTGAACGATTTGAGAGGTAAGAGTTCTGCACTTACTTATACTACATCAATTCCAGGAGCTCCAGGCACACTAACACCATCATCTCCATTGTCTTTTGCCTCATCATCAACAGCAGGTGTTGTACATACAATTACATTTAATAGTCCAGCAACAATTCAAGTTAAAACTTGGGGGGCAGGTGGCGGTAATGCTCCAAGCACTAGTGGAGGTGCTGGAGGTGCTGCTGTTGCAAATGTGGTAGTCACCAGTGGTGTAACATATAAATTATTTGCAGGTGGTTATGGGTCTACAGGTGGTTCAAGAGCAGGTGGTGCAGGTGGTGCTGCATCAGGTTTTCTTTTGAATTCCAATAACACTGCAATTGTTATTGCCGGTGGCGCTGGTGGTGCTGGTTGCTGTGATGCATCAAGAAATGGTGGAGGTGGTGGAGGAACTTCTGGACAAACCGCAGGTGGTGGCGGTGGTGGAGGAGGAACTCAATCATCTGCTGGTGCTGGAGGTAATGGGGGTAGAAGAGTAGGTTCTCCTGGAAGTGGTACTAATGGAGGAAGAGGTTCTGGATCTATTGAAAACGTCCCACAAGGTACTTCAGGCATTTCTGGAATATACAATGGTGGAAATAGCACAACCGACCCAGGAGACGCTGGTGGTGGCGGTGGTGGTGGTGGTTACTTTGGTGGCGGCGGTGGTGGAGGTGACGCTGGTGGTTTTGGAGGTGGAGGAGGATCTGGTTATTTCAATCCTTCTTATTGTCCGACTGGTATTTTATATACTGCTTCTGGAACTACAGCAGGAAATTCATCAGACCCACAAAGAGGAACAGCAGGAGATGCCAGTGTAGGTGGTAGAGTTGTCATTAATGCGGTATAATAAGAAATAATATACGATTAAGTTATGAGTGAATCTCCAACGGTAAATTTATTATTTCCAACTGTCATTTATCAAAAAAATGATAAGAGTTTAGTTAATCAAAAGATTATCAATAAATCAAGAGAACTATGTAAACAATATGGCGAAAATACTTTCATCACGAAATGTCTAACGACAGTATCTACATACTCTAATGTTTTAGATTTACCCGAATATTCTCTGATTAAAGATTTTATCACAAGCGGTGTTTCTGATTATATCAATTTCATGAAATTTGATAAAACAAAAGAGTATAAAATTAAAGGAAGTTGGTTAAACTATTATCATCCAGGCGATTTACAAGAATTGCATATGCACCATGATAGTATGATTTCTGGTTGTTTTTATATTCTCGCAAATGATGAACATGATTTTTATGTGAGAAGTTCTTCATATAATCAACAAGCTCTATTACCGTTTAATGAGATTGAAAGTGAGTACAATCAATACACTTCATCATTTAAAACTTTTTCTGGAAATTTAATTTTGTTTATGAGTCATTGTTTACATGGAACAATTCAATCCCAAAAAGAAAGAATCTCATTGTCATTTAATATAATCTAACACCATAAATACCTAAAAAGAAAATTATAATCAGTGTCTACATTAAAGACGATAAGTATTCAACACCCCAATTCAAGTTCTGCAAACATTGGATTAGGAACTGATGGCAGTGTAACTGTTGGCACTGCAATGACACTTCGGTCTGGTGAACTGAATATTATTGGTGTTGTCACTGCTACAACTTTTTCAGGTAATATCATCGGTGTAGCAGCAACATTTAGTGGAAATGTTTCAATTGCAGGAACTTTGACTTATGAAGATGTAACCAATGTAGACTCAATCGGATTAGTTACCGCAAGAAGCGGAGCCAATATCACTGGTGGCAATCTTTTAGTTGGAACTTCAAGTTCTACTGGTACAGCATCACAACCACTTCAAGTTACTGGTGGTGCTTATGTTTCTGGTTCTGTTGGTATAGGAACCACAAATCCAACATCATTCTTACAAATTACTGGTGGCGATACAAGATTGAGTGGTGTAACGGAGACTGTATCTGTAGCAACCACGTATATGGTTGGTAGTGGAATGGTTCTTGAAATGGATGTAAGACAAGCAACAACTTATACCTATACAATGCCTACGGGGGCTAATATTGGTATTGTATCGTTTAAGAATATGCCAGCACAAACTGGAAGAGCAAGTGGTTCTACAGTTACACTTTTAGTTACTCAAAATGCGGCAGGAACTGGAAATACAACGGCAACAACAGGTATTGGAACTAACTGTACTGTTGTTGGATATGAGAATGGAGCATCAGTTGCTGGTATTTCTACAAGAGGATTAGTTGGTTCTGCAACAACGGTAACTCTTTCTTCAACTGGTAGTGATATTGATTTTGTTTCTTTCTTTGTTAACTACACTGGAGGAACAAATACAACTGCTTCAAGTTATAAAGTTTATGTCACCAAGAGTGGTGGATTTAGGCAAGGAAATGTAGGAGTTTGATATATTATGGCACCTATTTTTACTGGATTAAAGTTTGGGTTTGGTGCTTCTACTAACATACCACCACCATTGACTGCCACTGGAGGAACAATCATTGATTCTGGTGGATTTAGAATTCACGTCTTTACATCTCCAGGTTCTTTTGTAGTTTCTAATGCAGGCCCAGGAACTGTTGAGTACCTTGTGGTTGCTGGTGGTGGAGGGGGTATTCAAGGTGCTGGGGGAGCAGGAGGATTTAGAACTGCTACAGGATTCCCAATAACTGCCACTACATATCCTATTACTATTGGTGGTGGTGGAAATGGAGGACCTACATCAGGTACAAGTGGATCAAATTCAGTATTCTCTACAATAACATCTACTGGAGGAGGAGTTGGTGGTGCTGGAGGTGGTTCTGGCGCTTCAGGAGCATCAGGAGGATCTGGAGGAGGAGGTGGATACAATGCTGGTGGAGGAGGAGCGGGAAATACTCCTCCAACATCACCATCACAAGGAAATCCGGGTGGAGCAGCCACTGCTGCTCCAACATATCGTTGTGGGGGTGGAGGTGGTGCCGATGGACCTGGTGCTAGTGGTGTTTCTTCTGGAAATGGTGGTATAGGATTTCCAATTACTTGGTTACCTGCATCTTATGGAACTCCAGGACCTGCTCCCGGTAGATACTTTGCCGGTGGTGGCGGTGGTGGAACTTTTGGTTCGCCAGCAGGAACAGGTGGTGCTGGAGGAGGAGGAAATGGAGGTGTTTCGGATCCAAACGCAGGAATGACTCCGGGAACCACAAATACCGGTGGAGGTGGAGGAGGAGGAGGAAACTTCAGCACTCTACAATCTGGAGGCAATGGAGGTTCTGGTATCGTTGCAATCAGATATCAATACCCATAATAAATACTCACAGATTATATTATTATTGAATGAACTTTGTAAAATTTGCTCTTGAAAATGGTGGCGCAATTAAACCTTTACTCATTCCAGCAGAACATACGAATGGTACAGGTCTTTGTAATCCATCAGTCTTTGTAGATAATGGAAAGATATTAGTCAATGTTCGTCATATTCAATATACACTCTATCATTCAGAGTTAAACAAATTTGAACATCAATACGGCCCATTAGTTTATCTCAATCCAGAGAATGATGTTACGCTCACAACAACAAACTTCATTTGTGAGTTAGATGAGAATCTGGACATTTCTTATTGGTCAAAGGTGGACACTTCTGCTTTTGACCAGAAACCTTTATGGGAATTTGTAGGTCTTGAAGATGCAAGATTGGTGAAGTGGAATGATAAGTTCTATCTAACTGGTGTTCGTAGAGATCTAGACACCATTGGTACAGGAAGAATGGAACTTTCTGAACTAGAATTTGCAGATAATTCAGTCAAAGAAGTTTCAAGATTTCGTATTCCAGGCCCTCCGCCAGATAATGAATACTGCAATAAGAACTGGATGCCTATTCTAGATCAACCTTTTCATTATGTAAAGTGGACGAATGGAACACAAATCGTTAAGACAATTCCAGAAGAAAACAGAACAGAGACAGTAGTTCTTAAAGATTGGGTACAAGCACCAAAGGATTTAAGAGGTGGTTCTCAAGTTCTTTCATACAAAGATGGATATCTAGCAATCAATCACGAGACTGATTTGTTTAAGTCAGAAGCAGGAAGAAAGAACGCAACATATCGTCATAAATTTACATATTGGGACAAGAATTGGAATATTCAAAAGTTTTCGCCAGTGTTTTCATTTCTAGAAAATCAAATTGAGTTTTGCTGTGGTATGGCAAAATATCAAGATGATTATCTACTCACGTTTGGAGTTCAAGATAATGCAGCATATATTTTAAAAGTTCCTGGTCATTTGTTGGAGGAGTTTGTATGAAATTGAAAGGATTACCATCGGTTCGTTATGTTACATTAGAAGACGACACCGCAAGACAAGAACTACTTACTAAACAATTTCAACAGTATAATATCACTCCGATTGCAATCAAATCCAAGAGATTTGCAGAGTCTGATGATATTATCACTGGAAAGTATGCAAATAGTCTAACCGATCCAGTAAAAGGTTGTACTGTATCACACCTCAAGGCATTTAAGGATTGGTATTATAATACAAATGAACCTTATGGATTCTTCTGTGAGGATGATCTATCTCTTGAAACTGTAGAGAACTGGAACTTTACTTGGGAAGAGTTTGTAAGCAATCTTCCAAGTGATTGGGATGCTGTTCAACTTCTTGCAATTCGTGGAGACTTCAATCAAGTTCGTTTAAGAGAAAGACTCTGGGATGATTGGGCAATTACTGCATATATTCTTAAGAGAGATTATGTAAAACAAATTATTCAACACTGTTGTATTGGAGAAACTTATAATCTTGAAGTAAAAGATTCTGAAGTTATGCCGATTGGTGAGAGTTTATTCTTCACCAACTTTGGTAAAGTTTATACCTGTCCATTGTTTGTAGAGAATACAAGAATTGATTCTACAAACCTCAATGACACTGAACTAGAAAACGGTCAGAAACCAAATCACCACTTTGCTTCGCAGTATATTTCAAACTGGTGGAAAGAAAATAAAGCAGATATTAAAACTATTATGAACATTCCTACTGACCCTTTGGTTGCTTATGCATTAGATACTGAAAATCCAATTCGTAACTTTGAGTTAGCACGATGGTATCACGAAAGAAAGCAAACTGCCTCTGCGATTACTTATTACTTAAGAGCAGCAGACCGTACAGAAGATTCACTGCTTGCTTATGAGTGTTTGCTTCATATGGCTTCTTGTTTCCACGATCAAAAGAATAGAAGTTATACAGTTAAAGGATTATATCAACACGCAATTAATCTTCTTCCAAAGAGACCAGAAGCATATTTCCTTCTCGCAAGACACGAAGAGTGGAATAAGATGTATTCTGATGCATACACTACTGCATCACTTGGTCTAAACTTTTGCAATTTTGATTTAGAACCAATCACAACAATCACTGATTATCCTGGCAAATATGGTCTCATCTTTGAGAAAGCAGTGAGTTCTTATTGGTGGGGTAAGTCACAAGAATGTCGTGACTTGTTCCAAGACCTCAAAAATAACTATGAGTTAGATAAGACTCATTATGATGCAGTTGCAAATAATCTTCAAAATCTTGGATGTTGGGTTCCCAAGAATATTAAATATGAGAAATCAAGATACAAAGAATTTAAATACAAGTTCCCTGGTTTAGAAAACATTGAGAAGAGCAATGGCCAAGCATTGCAAGATATGTTTATCTTATCAGTTCTCAATGGAAAGAGAAATGGAACTTATCTAGAGATTGGAGCACAGGAACCAATCTTCCAAAATAACAGTGCAATTCTAGAAAAAGATTTTGGATGGAAAGGAGTATCTGTAGAGATTCTTGAGAATCTTTGTAAGATGTTTGCGGAACAAAGATCTAATCCAATTATTTGCAAGGACGCAACAACGATTGATTATGAGAAACTATTGAATACACATTATACCACAAAAGAGATTGATTATCTGCAATTAGACTGCGAACCTTCCAAAACTACATTTGAAATTCTGTTGAGTATTCCTTTTGAACAGTATAAATTTGCTGTCATTACTTATGAACATGATCATTATGTAGATATGACTTCAACTTATCGCACAAAGTCTAGAAATTACTTAAAACTTATGGGTTATGAGTTAGTGGTAACAAATGTATCACAGGATGATAAAACACCATTTGAAGATTGGTGGGTTCATCCAGATCTTGTAGACAAAGAAACAATTGAAAGATTTAGAAGTATTAAAGAAGTGACTGATGTGAGAGACTACTTCTACCAGTAGACACTTAAAGAACTGTCCACTGACCTTCCAGAACCGACCTGGGAGGTTTTATAGTGGCCACATAACGCACAAGACCAATGAGGTATTCCAATCTAGACCGTTTGATTTTTGTTGGTTCAGTAGTGTGGGTGATTCATTGGGCAACAAAAGTTTCTGAAGCAGTCTTAAACTTTGTATTCTAATGCACTACCTTGATATTACTGGTTATGGTGCCCGTAGGAGACGCTGTAAGAGCACTGTAAACTGGTTTCTGTCCAAGTACCTACCTAGACATCATATCGCTGTAGAAATCCTTCACAGAGGTCTTCGTAGAGAGCAATCTTATGGTTATTGTTCAGTCTCTGGTGACATTTATCGTCCTCGTGAGTTTCTGATTGAGATTGATCCTAAACTTGATCTTGAACTTTATACAAAGACAATTATACACGAACTCATTCATCTTCGTCAATGGGTAAAAGGTGTTCTGAAGGAACGTAGAGGAAAAATGTATTACAAAGACATCAAGTGTGATGATTTTGATTATTGGGAACAACCTCACGAGATTGAAGCACATGGCCTTGAAGAATCATATTACTTTGAATACCTTAAAGAGACTGGTCAGAGTGCTTGACGTACCCTTAAGATCTCTGTATAATACCTTTGTTGAGGTTGATAAAAATATAAGCTCAAAAAGCTCATGAAAACAGTAGAAAGGCCCAGAAGTAAAGATAATAAAGTTCAGATAAGGAAGATTACTTTTGAACCTTTTAGATATTCAGAACATAATATGTGTCTGGTGATGGGATTGATTAAACGCAATCTCACACCAGATCTTTTAACGCCAAGGTATCGTGAAGAGAATGTAAGCAATCCAACTTACGGTCATTGCTATCATTCAACTCAAACATTATTTTATCTTATGAATACCGATAGATTAGTTCCAATGAGTGGAAAGGACTATCGTGGTGAGTATCATTGGTGGTTACAAGATGGTGAAAACATTTATGATCTAACTGCTGAACAATACTATTCAGTCGGTAAGATTCCACCTTATCATAATGGAAAGAAAAGTAAATGGTATGGTTGGGGACAAAGACCGCACCAAAGATCATTGGACTTGATGATCAGAGTGTTAGGAAAAGATAAAGTGACTGATGAGCTCTTGACTTTCTGAACAGGGCCCCTTAAAGTGCAGTAGTAATGAGCAAAGACAAACGCTCATTGGTTCCAAGACTAAAAACCACAAACAAATTTATGACTCTTAAAAATCTTGTATCCCTTTACCAGGATAAGGTAGAGGAAGAGGATCAAAAGAAGCTGCTGGGAATGAGTATTATTGACTCTCCGCCCAAAGGTTTCTATCCTTATGAAAAAGCAGTGAAAGTATTTGATCCAAAACCTGGTGATACTATCGTTGCAATGGTTCCTGTAGGTATTATCTGGGGAGATCCAACTTATAATCGTGTAGATCGTATTCATTACGGTAACATTGCAAAAAATCTCAAAAGTCGTGGTGGATTTTCTTACAAATCTTCCGGTGTAGTGTCACTATTTGCCCGCCCTGATGGTAAATTGGTTGCAACAAAAGGTAATCACCGTGTCACTAAAGCATTTGCAGTGACTGGTAATCCTATGGAAATGATTCCTGCAGAGATTACATTTCACGAATCGGATGATATTGCAGACATTATCCGTACAGAAGCCAATGACCACAACGTTGATTGCAACTACCGCACATCACAAGCAACAGATGACCGATTCAAGGCTGCATATCACGCAGGTGAAGATTGGGCAGTAAATCTTTACGAATATCTGGATGAATTTAAGATTGGTGTTGCAGGAACAAATGAAGATGCTAACTTCGAAGCAACTTCATATCGTCAAATCACCAAGTCTCGCAATTTAAACGAAATTGCTTGCTCTCGCTATCTTCGTGCATTTACTCTTTGCACACCTGAAGAAGAAGTTGGTGGTATTGCAACCTTCGCTGGTACTTCTTTCTTGGTTGCATTCAAAAATGCAATTAAGTTTGTAGATGAAAACAACAACGTGAACTCCTTTACTGGGTTCCTAGATTACATTTACAATGAACGAGCAAACTATTCTCACAATTTCCTTGAGAATGTAGACCAAGCAATTTTGACTGCCGGTAATGGTAAGTTCAAAGGTGAAGAAGTAAATGTTGCACGTTTAATTTCTCTTTACAATGAGTATTGCTTGAAAGTGCTTCGTGCTAAAATTCCCACAAACAATAATACTGCCATTGGATATTCTTCCAATGAATACCTTGATTTTATTAAATCTGCCGATGAAACTGTTCGGTCTCGTGTAGACGAAATTGCACGACAGACAATCTAATAACTGCCACAATGGGGTCTTCTCTGACCCCTTTTCTCTGCTACAATACTTTCAAATACACAAAACAATGAAGACCAAACGTAAGTTCGTCAACATCATTCCGAAAAGTTCTAAAGCAAAGAATCGCTTTGTAAATATTATGCAATCACTTCACGCAATGGAAGTAGAGCAGGAAACTGATGATAAGTTCTTTTTGGTTTCTATCAATCGTCAATACTGCACTTGGGTTCCTAAAGAAGGTAACGAACATTGGAGTGTATCTAAATGAAAAAACTGATTCTTCTCACTGCACTACTGCTTTCTTCTCCTGTATTTGCACAGACTGCATCAAAACCAAAAGTCTATCGCCCCTTTACATACGAAACCAATTGTATTCTAGAATATGGAATACAAACTTATGATGATATTTGCAAGGTCATTGAAACACGGGAAACTGGTGGTGCATTGAGAACTCGTAACATCTTTTCTAATAAGTTTGGTTTGACTATCAAAGGAAGGTTTGATAAAGAGAAAGGTTATATTCAAACTGATTCTTACAACAAGTTTGAATATCAATGGCAGTACAAAGTTGGAGGGGCAGGTTGGACTATGGTGATGCCGTCGTTTTATGTAGAAAATATTTCTTGGGACTAAATAGATTTGCCTGATTAAGGTTAACTGCAATTTATCTTTTCAGGTTTAAAGGAGAGGGCAACCTCTCTTTTTTAATATAAATATTTTTGCAGTTAACCTAATAATTACGATGTCTAAAGGCATAATTTACTGTGCTCATTGTATTCCAACAGGAAAAAAATATATTGGAAAAACACTTAAGTGTTTAGAGAGAAGAAAATCCTCACATAAAAGTGTTGCAAAATACGAAAAAAGAAATTTAAAATTTTATAATGCTATAAAAAAATATGGGTGGAATTGTTTTATATGGGGAGTAATTGAAGAATGTGATGTAGAGTTACTAAATGAACAAGAAGTATTTTGGATAGACAAATACAATACCTACTATAAAGGATATAATTCTACTTTAGGAGGTGACGCAACAAATCCAACTTGCTTTAAAAAATTTAAATTTAAATCTCCTACTGGAGAAATATTAGAAGGAGAAAATATTGCAGAATTTTGTAGAAACTATAATTTAAGTTCTGCATCAATGGGATGTGTTTTATCAGGAAAGAGAAAATCCCATAAAGGTTGGACATTGCCAGATACAAAAATTTATGGTTATGAGTTGAGAACAACTAAAATTTCAAGAACATTTACAATACAAAGTCCTGATGGTATAATTGTAACAGGAAAAAATGTGAAAGAATTTTGTCTTCAAAATAATTTAAATTCTTGTAATATTATTATGGTTTTAAATGGAAAATATAAATCCTGTAAAGGATGGAGACTTCCTTCAGAAAATCATAAAGATTAAAAAATCATAAACTACCTTAAATAGTAGTAGAATAGGAGAAAACTATGGTTGTTCTATTTGCATCAACCATAATTAGTTGCAGCGATGCATTGAATCTGATTCATCGTCTTACCAGAGTTGTAGGATTAAGTGAAGTTCAAAGAACTGAAATTGTACAAGAAATCCGCAAAGTTGTTCCTTCCTGTCCCGTTAAAGTAGTAAAACAATGAACGAAGAATCTCAAATTGATAAGTGGAATCGCGGATTGACTCTTTTTGAGGAAAGTGTGCTCAAACCAGATCCAGAACTTCGCAATTGTGCTCACAATCAGAAGTGTTACAATGAGTTGATGGCCGTTCGTGAGCAAGTTTTGCAATATCTTAAGACTTTAAGACAATGAGTACTTCCTATATTTACTTTATTATTTTCTTTTGTATTGCTTACTTGATTGTTACCGATTCTTCAGTCGCAAGAGGGTTTTATATGCTCACTCAACTTGCAAGAGTAGAATACGAAAAGACGAAATGGTGGATTCTACATAATCCAGCAAATCCGATTGTAAAGTATTTGATGTGGAAAAAAGCATATAAACTTGCAAAGGAATTGCAACAAGAGTTAGAATCAAGAAATAAATAAACATTATCTGAATAATACATATGCTCTCCACTCAATACCGTCTTCGCCTTGAAGCAATCTGTGAGCGAATTGTAAAAGGCGAATCTGTAGAGTTAAGTGATATGATTTGGTGTGAAAAACTAGCAAAAGCAAATCGTTCTGCTGCAACAATGTTAAGGCAAGCAAGAAGGCGTGCAGCAAATCCAGAAATGACCGAAGACAGTTTGGATGGATTCTTAAATGCTTTAGATTTAGGTGATCCAGACCCATCAAATCATCGTAGTAGATTTGCGGGCGCTGATGATATTATTGATTTCTTTACTGGAGACAAACCTGAAGATTGGAAACAAAGAGACTGATGAAATACTTATTTTTGCTTTTGCCATTTGCAACTCTTCCCGCAAGTGCTATTACTTGGAAAGAGTTTTGGGAACCTTTTGAACCAAGAGTTTATTATAGAGAACCAATCTGCACTGAGGTTGTTTATCGTGAAGAATATGTACCAGGAAATAGGTGGAGACCTGGATATGTAAGGTACTGGCAAGAAAGAGTAAGAGTTCCCTGTTCAATCTATAATTAAGTTGTATTAAGCAATCCACATAAACCTCCTAGATAGTGGTAGAATAGTAAGGTCATAAAAATGAACTGAAAACTCTTTATTATGATATTCTTTGTGCGTGGAGGTCATTATGCACAATTTAATTTCTTACAATCAACTTGCTGGGTGGAAAAAAATAGGGAATACGTTAGATGAGTTTATAGACCAGCACGAAATTATGAATTCCTACTTTGAATGTCTGACTGAATGTGATGAGGATACACAGAGTTGTAGAAAAATATGTAGAAAACTTTTGACTACATAGACTAGTTGAAAATCTGTCCACCTGCCCTTGACTTTCGCGGTCAAGGGTTTTATAGTATGTACATACAAATCCAAAAGCAATGACCTACACTGCAAAACTCAAAGTTTCTTTTGATACTGAATGGACTCCAAGTTATTCGTCTGGAATTTATGACGATGAAACTCTTCCTGAGGAGCATTATACCTTTGAGATTCCTTGCGAAGACATTAACACCATTCAACTCTTCCGTTTCTTTGGAACTGTTGCCCGCACGATGGGACATAATGAAATTGGTATTATGAAAGGTGCTTGTTCACTTGCATTTAATGATATGCGAAGTGAAGAAGATATGCGTAAGATTTCGGAAGAGTTTGAACTGATGATGGCAGAGGATTATTCTAAAGAACTCCGTAGGTTGGAAGATGAGATTTATGATCTGAAAGCAAAACTGTCACGCTGTCAGCAACCTGATAATCCTCAATATACTGAAGAAGAAATGGATGCGATGACCTATCAAGAATGGAATGGTCTAACTCCTGGTTCTCCTGAAGCAGTTGAGAAGGGTTGTAAGTGTCCTGTAATGGATAATGAAGAAATGCCCGAAGAGAGGAAATGGGTAAATGCTGATTGTCCTATTCACGGTAAAGCAAAATGACTGAACGAGCACAAGAGTTTATGAACGCAGTATGGGAGCACCGAAACAATGGTGCTGATACTGAAGAAAAGTTAGTTGCTGCTATTCTTTGTCTTGCTGCAGAAAAAGTGCAGTTCTTTACGGCTCAAGATGGCAGAATTGTTTTGGATAAAAATGATATGTTGCAACTTGCAGAGGAACTTAATCAATGAACCTGATTAATTTTAAGCATCGTGAAGACTTTGGACATGAGTGGTATGTCCAAGTTCTCACTGTGAAGGATTGGACTTTGCTTCAAGCATCCGTAAGTTGGAATGATTATCCTGGTTGGCCTTATATTCAAATCAAATCAGGTACTGGTTCCACATTGAGTATTATGTTCTGGGCATATAAGTTTGGTTTTGATATTGGTATTATTGAACGCACTTGGAGGTGGGATAGGTGTGATGACTGGCAAGAAACTGGAGATGGAGTATGAGTGTGGAAAAAGTAAAGTTTGTAAGTATCACCAGAACTATTGATGACCGCAAAGGTATTCATTATCTTGATGCTATTGATGAGAATGGACATCACTGGGTAGCAGAAATGGATAATAAACAAGAGAAATGGTTAGTGTATACTAAACTGTGGACTAGAGACCCCCAACATCCTTATGACTTATGAAAAACTACCGCATCAAAAAAGTAACAGACGGACACTCAACCAGATATTACCCACAGCACAAAAGATTTGGATTGTTTTGGTGTAATCTATTTGTAGACGAATATAGGGATGGTGATTATTCTACATTTGAAGAAGCACAGTGGCACCTTTGTAACTATTTGAGAGAACCTGTGATAGAATATTTGTCCTTTGATTGTGATTGTGGAGAAAACTGATGACTGAATGTGTGTCTGACCCTACAACTTGGATTGATGTTGCCCAACTTGCAGTTTTTATGGTTCCTGTTTCTATTTTTCTTTGGAGAGTATCACAATAATGACCGACCTTAAACTCTGTAAGGATTGTAAGCACTACAAGAAAGATTGGAATGCTCGTTTTACTGGATTTGGAGATACTCTTGATACTTGCCATAATCCAGTATTGAGTGAAAATCTGGTGACTGGAAAAGTCAAAGGTGGTCGTTTTTGTGATATGATGAGAAAGGAATGGGGTAAATGTGGTCCTGATGGTAAGTATTGGGAGGCACGATAATGTATAATGACGACGATAGCACACCATCATTTTTTATTCTTATTGCTATCACTGCTATATTCTTTGTGGGTTATGGTATTGGATTTACTATGGGAGAACAATTCTCACAACAAGAAACAATCAATTTTTGTGTAGAAAAACCTGCTGATTGTAAAACCAAGTATGATTATTTCAAACTGGAGGCACGGAAATGAGTTCTTATATTTCGTGTTATAATCAGGAAACAAGAGAACTGGAACACTACAAGGTTTCTTATGATGTTTCTGTGTATATCCAACAACTGGAAAATGAAATCAAGTATGGTTCTGGTGGTGTGAAACGACTTTATCCTTTTAGATTTGGAGATGCACGGAAATAATGAAAGTTTATGATTACCGAATTGTAGAAGACCTTAATTTAAAAACTTTGAAACCTTATTTTTACATTCAATCTTATAGTATTAAGGACCAAAAGTATTTCCTTTATTCAGATGCTACATTCCAAACACTTCAAGAAGCACAAGAAGCAATACGACTACTGAGAAAATACAACGAACCTGTGTATCATTATGTTGAGGATTGAAATGATTGAAACTAAACCAATTACGAACAGAAGACCAACAAAAGAAGATGCTAATGGATTTGGGTTAGTTCAGTATTATCGTAATGATTTTGGTGTGTGGGGATATGATTACTGGTATAATGTAAAAACGGATGGTTGGGCACACACATCAAATTGGAGACCTCAAAATGATTGAAATTGAAAAGCAGTATAAACTCACACTCACAGAAGACCAAGCACGACAACTTTATGAACTTTTACGAACTGAAAAAGATTGTGGTGGATTGGGAAGTGATGGAAGATTGTCTGATTTGAGAACAATACATAATGAACTGAGAGTACTCTTTGATAATGGAATACGATGATTGAACCACAAGGAACGCTAAAAATAGGACCATCAGGGTATAAACTGGACCCAAAGAAACTTGCGAAAGCACCTCAACACATTACTCCTTATTTGTTTCTTGGTGCATTTTATTACACCGAAGATTATGAGTATTTTGATAAAATCAAACCATACTTGGATATTCCAGAGAAACCTAAAACTTTGGATGAAATCAAACAAGAGTTTGATGAGAAGATTGATAAACTGATTGAGACAACAAAGTGGAATTTTGCCGTATCCAAAGAGAGATCTGAATATCATTACGACAAAAAGTTTAGTAGGATTATTCAGGACTTTGAGTATGCAAAAGAGAATGGAAACTTTCCACTCAAACTAAAACTTACTTATGGAACTGGATTGAGTGCTGGTTCTTATGTAGAAAACTCTTTTGTAATCAAACAGGGAAATACTCATAAAGGTTATTATACGATTGGAAACCAACGATATTTCAGGTATTATATGAATGATAAACCGAATGTGATTGTTCGTTTCTTTATGAAAACTTGTCTTGGTTTTGTGTGGGTTGATGAATGATGAAACTCACTAAACTAATTTTTGATTACTGGAAAATCTGGATGAGAGTTCCAGTAGAAACTAATATCTTTGGTTCTTATGATGAAGGACTTGGATTTTATGATTGGTATTGTATGACCTTCTGGTATGCTCTCAATCACGATTGGTATAAGATGAATAATAAAATGTATGCTTATACTGGTTGTGAAGACCCTTATGTAGAACCCAGAGATTTTGAGGACACTTGAAGAACTGGCACACTCCTCCTTGTGGTGGGGTGTGTTTGGTTGTATAATAATCTTGTAAGCAACCAACCGATGAATTACAAACTAATTCTTCACAGAGCAAAAATCGTTGTCTATGTGAGCATTACTCTTGTTCTACTCGCAATTGACTCAGTTTGGAAGGGTATTCGTTGGTTCTTTGAGTATCAAGTTTATGCCTTCACAGGTCTGTTTTATGAACCTTATCAGAACACAAGGTATTATTGTCGCAAGTATCTGAACCCTAAAACTTTGAAGTGGAATGACCGATGACCTACACAATCACAAAGCAAATTACAATTCACAACGACAAGGATGGTTGGGAATTTGTCTTCACAACTGATGAATATGGAACTGTAGGTGTTCAGGGCACTAATGGACCAACATTTCAAACCACACACATTCCCAAAGATTGTATTCCATACTTTATTCATGCTCTGGAGCAACTGAAATGACTAACAAGGAACAACTACATCAAGATTTCCTAAAAGATTTCAAAGAACTTCTGGAGAAGTATGACGCAATCTTTCAAGTTTCTGATATTATTGATGGTTGTGTTCCCAGTATTGTCTTTCCTTCTTATTATGATTATGAGAATGATAGATT